AACAACGGCAGCCAAGGCTGATTTATTTACCTTTAGATATCATAATTCACATTGGGTAGAAGTTGGAAGGAACCTTAACTTAACAAGGGCTTAATATTATGTATGTACTAGTAACAGACGGATCGATAACAAAAACAATAAGTGGTAATCGTGGGATTACCATTGGAGATGTTCAATATCCACAAAATATATTTAACTTATGGTCAGCTGCTGAAAAAGAAGCCATAGGTATTTATGAAGTGGTTTTTGATAATACCAATAAAAAAGATGAGGCATATTATACTAACACTAATCAATCCTTTGCTTTTGCTGGTGGAGTAGTTACAGCATCTTATGGTTCAGCTACAGTTAAAGCTCACGCAGATACTTTATGGACAGCACAAGATGAAATAGATGGAAAAGGTACTGAAGGAGAAGTTGCTACTAGAGGATTAAAATATAATTTAATTCAAACAATTAAACAACAAGCTGCTGGAATATTACAAGATACTGATTGGTACATAGTTAGAAAAGCAGACGCTGGAACAGCAGTACCTTCTGCTATTACAACTTACAGAGCAGCAGTTAGAACTAAATGTGCTGAAATGGAAACTGCAATTACCAATGCAGCAGATACACCAGCAATTGAAACTTTATATACAAGAAATGAAGATAGTGTAAGACCATTAGGCGAGTGGCCAGTATTAGGATCTTAACATGGCTTTTCTTATAGGTGGAGCAAATTCAGCAGCAGATACAGGATACGAAGTAGCCAACTCATGTATGTTTAATAAAGGTGATACTGCTTATATGCACAAAACTCTTAGTGCTGGCAATCGTAGAACTTGGACATTTTCAACATGGTTTAAAAGAATTTCTTTAGGAACACAAGTAACCTTTGGTGTAGTTCAAACAAGTACTGGTGGCGATAATGTTATGGCTATGCAAATTACTACAGCAAATAAAATAGAAGTGTGGGATTATGCTGGTGGTATTACTGCCTCAATAATTACAAACAGAGTATTTAGAGATACTAGCGCATGGTATCATGTAGTGGTTGCTGCAGACACAACATCTGGCACAGCAAATAATAGATTAAGATTATATATTAATGGCACAGAAGAAAGAGGTGTTGGTGGTTATTCAACAGATACAATGCCATCACAAAATTATGATTTTGACATAAATCAAAATACTAAAGTATTAAAATTTGGTGCATATGATGATAATTCAGTAGGCTCTCCAGCAGATTTTTATTTTGCAGAAACAGTTTTTATAGATGGAACTCAATATGCCGCTTCAGACTTTGGAGAATTTGATGAAGATAGTCCTACAATCTGGAAGCCGAAAGATGTATCTGGTTTAACTTTTGGTACGAATGGTTTTTATCTTGACTATGAAGATAGTGCTAATCTTGGCAACGATGCCAATGGTGGAACAGATCTAACAGAAGTTGCTCTAGCCGCAACAGATCAAGCTACAGATACACCGACTAATAATTTTGCAACTTTTAATCCTTTAGTTTCTATAACAGATGCACCTACATTTTCAGAAGGAAATTGTAAAATTGCTATAAGTTCTGCTGGTCAATTTGGTGCTTGTAGTACAGTTGGACTTACTGCTGGAAAGTGGTACGCAGAATTTGTTAAATCTGTAACAAGTGATAACGATATGTGTGTTGGAATAACTTCAGATTTAGATGACGCTAGGTCAGATAACCATGCTGGACATATTTCAAATTCTTATTCTTATAGAGAAACAGGAGTTAAAATAACTGGTGCTTCTGAAAGTTCTTATGGTGATAGTTACGATACAGATGATGTAATAGGTGTTGCTTTAAATCTTGATGATAATGAATTAACTTTTTATAAAGATAATACAGCACAAAATTCAGGAACTGCAATATCAATAACTGCTGCTGCAAGTACAACCACAGGAGCATATTTTTTAACTGCCAGTTGTAGTTCGGCTAGTCAATCAGGAACTTGGGATGCAAATTTTGGTGGCTGTTCAGCTTTTACACTTTCATCAGCAGAAAGTGATGCAAATGGATACGGAAATTTTGAGTTTGCTCCACCGTCAGGATTTCTGGCGATATGTACAAAGAATCTAGGAAGTGATGGAGGTTAAATGGCAGCTTTTACAACAATAGACGATCCATCAGCATATTTTAAAGTTCAGCTTTATACTGGAAGTGGTGGAACACAATCTATTACTTTTGATGATACCGATACAGATATGCAACCAGATTTAGTTTGGATTAAAAGCAGAAATGACACAAATCCACACACAGTAGTTGATGCAGTTAGAGGAGCAACAAAAGTTATATGGACAAATGTTACTTCTGGTGAAGGAACTTTTACAGATGAAGTAACAGCTTTTGACAGCGATGGATTTAGTTTAGGTGCTTCAAGTAATGCTTATGCGAATGAAAGCAGTGAAACTCATGTAGCTTGGTGCTGGAAAGAATCTGCTGATGCTGGGTTTGATATAGTTGATTATGATGGAGATGGAGGTACTAGAACAGTATCGCATTCACTTTCAGCAGTTCCTCATGTAATTATTACAAAAGTTTATGAACGAAATGGAGAGAATTGGGCAGTATATCATCATAAAAATACATCAGCACCAGAAACAGATTATTTACTTTTAAATAATACTAATGCAACAGCAGATCAAACTAACTATTGGAATGATACTGCACCAACTTCAAGTGTTTTTACAGTTGGTGGACAAAATGATACAAATGCTAGTGGACAAGATGTAATTGGATATTTATGGACAGCTAAACAAGGTTTCAGCAAGTTTGGCTCATACACAGGAAATGGAAATGCTGATGGAACATTTATTTTCTGCGGTCTGCGACCAGCTTGGCTTATGATAAAACGAACTGATAGCACTGATGGTTGGTTAATAGTGGATAATAAAAGAGCTGGATATAATGGTGGAAATAATGTTCTTGAAGCCGATGTAGCTGATGCAGAAGATACAGGTGTTGCTGATAGAGTGGATATATTATCAAATGGTTTTAAATTAAGAAATTCGTGGTCTAAAATTAATACTTCAGGTGGAACATATATCTACATGGCTTTTGCCGAAGCACCATTTGTAAATTCAAATGGAGTACCAAATAACGCGAGATAATTATGCTACAAAAATTAAGATTTCAACCTGGATTCAATAAACAAGTCACAGCGACGGGCGGCGAAGGCCAATGGAGAAGTGGAGACTATGTTCGTTTTAGATATGGAACTCCTGAAAAAATAGGCGGTTGGGCACAGTTAGGGGATATTACTTTAACTGGTAGAAATACAGCATTACACCATTTTGTTAATTCTGATGGAATTAAATATGCCGCATTAGGCACGAACAGATTTTTATATGTATATTCAGGAGGAGCTTTTTATGATATAACCCCTCTTAAAAGTACAACAACATTAACCAGTGCATTTACAACAACAAATGGCGACGCCACAGTCACGATCACGTTTGCATCTTCTCATAACATTTCTAAGTACGATATTATTCGTTGTGATAATTTTAGCTCTGCTACCAATTCTAATTTCAGTTCTTCTGATTTTGATGATACTAATTTTATGGTCGCTACCGTCCCAAGCTCAACGACAATTACAGTTGAAATGGGGTCCAATGAATCAGGATCCGGAGCGTCCACATCAGGTGGAGTAAGAGTTAAACATTTTTATAAAATAGGACCCGCAGTTGAAGAATCAGCAGCTGGTTGGGGACTTGGACTATGGGGTGGTACTGCATTAGGCGCAGGAACATCAACTTTAGATGGTGCCTTAACTTCTTCATCAACAAGTATTGTACTGGATGATTCAGGATCATTTCCTGCATCAGGAACAGTTGTAATAGACGATGAAAGAATTGCTTATACTGCAAACGATGCTTCAACAGAAACTTTATCAGGATTAACTCGAGGATCGGATAACACGACAGCCGCATCACACTCTGATGCAGCAACGGTTACTGACGCATCAGATTATACGAAATGGGGCGCATCACAAACAGGTGACATTGTAACTGCGCCTGGATTATGGCATCTAGATAATTTTGGTAACAAACTTATTGCAACGATTGCAGATGGTGCAACTTTTGAATGGAACTCCAATGCAACGAGTGCAACATCTACAAGAGCAACCATTATTAGTAATGCACCTACCGCATCACAATTTACTTTAGTTTCTACACCGGATAGACACTTAATTGCTTTTGGAACAGAAACTACAATTGGAACAACTTCCACACAAGATGACATGTATATTAGATGGTCTTCTCAAGAATCTTTAACGACTTGGACTCCAACTTCTACTAATACTGCTGGTACACAAAGACTTGCAGATGGTACAAGAATTGTTGGAGCGATAAGAGGTCGTGATGCAATTTATATTTGGACTGATACTGCTTTATTTATTATGAGATTTGTTGGTCCACCTTTTACTTTCTCATTTCAACAGGTGGGAACAAACTGTGGATTGATTGGACAAAAAGCAGCTGTTGAAGTTGATGGTTCTGCATACTGGATGTCAGAAAATGGTTTTTTTAGATATACTGGTAAACTAGAATCTTTACCATGTTTGGTTGAAGACTATGTTTATGACGATTTAGCAACAGTTCCTAGACAACATATCTATGCCGGATTAAATAATTTATTTGGTGAAGTCACATGGTTTTACCCTGGAAGCGGTGCTGCCTCTAATAATAGATCAGTTACATATAACTATATGGATTCAACTGGAGAAAGACCAGTATGGACTACAAGTTCTTTAGCTAGATCTACTTGGGCAGATTCATCTATATTTGGTAAGCCCCATGCAACTGGATATTACTCTTCTGCAACGGATGATTCAACTGTTGGAAATACAGATGGAACAACAACTTACTATGAACATGAAACTGGAACTAATCAGATTAAAGCAGGTGCAACAACTGGTATTTCTGCAAGTATTGAATCAGGAGATTTTGATTTAGATCAAAAAGGTTTAGCAGGTGACGGAGAATTTATGTTAAAAATTAGAAGAGTGATACCTGACTTTTTAACTCAAACTGGAGATGCAAGAGTGACATTAAATTTAAAAAATTATCCAACGGACTCGCAGGCAAGTTCTTCCTTGGGACCTTTTACAACTACAACGTCTACAACTAAAATAGATACAAGAGCACGTGCGCGTGCTATATCTTTAAAAGTAGATAACACTAGCACCACTCAGCACTGGAAATTAGGTACTTTTAGATTAGATATACAACCGGACGGAAGAAGATAATGGCTAGAATTGTACAATCATTAACACAACCAACTAGAGAATATGATCAACAAATACAACAATCATTTGTTAGAGACGTAGATAGTGTGGTGCAAAAATTAAATACATCTTTTCAACAAGATTTAAGAGATGAATCAGAAGCGGAGGCTTTCTTTTTAGCATAATGGCAAATAGTTTCGTAAATAAAAAAGTAGATTTAACAAGTACTAGTGCAACAACCTTGTATACAGTGCCTGCTTATGCAACTGCCGTTATTAAATCTATTCTGGTATCCGACGATTCAGGAAATGCAGATACAATAACAATTACAATAACTGACACCGATGACGCTGTCTTTAACCTCTTTAACGTTAAAGCAATCTCGGCTAACGGAACATCAGAACTGCTATCAGCACCCATAGTCGCCAAGGAGAGCGAAGTAATTAAGGTGACTGCAGCTACTGCAAATAGACTTCATGTTGTACTTTCGGCTTTAGAAATTAAGCCGAGAGATGTAACTTGATTTACTTGTAAAAAACAAGTAATAGTATACTTTCAGGTGAAATCCCTGCCTTTAACAATTACATAAAATTATGATAACACGAGCACAGATTCGCAGACAACTACGTAAAGAAGGTGGCGTTATGAATGCCGTTCCAAGACAGAAATATGGTATTGGAAGTTTTATAAGAAAACTTATTCCAAAAGAACTTGCTAAAGTTTCAAGTGTGGCTGCACCTTTTGTAGCACCTTTTAATCCAGCATTAGCTGCTGGTATGGCAGGACTAGGAAGTTTTCAACAACAAGGTAATCTTGGTCGAGCATTAAAAGCTGCTGCTTTAAATTATGGTGGAGGTCAAGCAGCACGATATTTAGGTGGAGCTGGATTTCAAGGCAATCCTTTTACTCAAGGTGGTGCTTTTAGAGGAGGTCTTGAAGGATTTAAAGGTGGATTTAGTTCACCATTAAGTGCAGAAAGAGGTGCTTCGTTGTTTGGGACTCCAGGAAGTTGGTCTGGTGCAGGTATAGGTCCTGCTGGACAATATGGTGGTGGAACTTTCACAGAAGCAACTAAAGGCATTCTAGGCAAGTTAGGTTTAACTAAAGGCGGTGGTTCTATGAAAATGACTCCTTTTGGAATGATTAGTGGCGTAAGTTTATTAACTTACTTTATGCAAAAAGGTAAAACAGAAGATGAAGCGACACAATTAGCACAAGACGTATTTAGAGGAAAAGGTTTAGGTTTAGATTTAATTAAAGCAGATGTTGCAAAATACAGATCAGGTGCTCTTAGCGGATCTCAGATGTTTGATAAAGGTTACCATTTTTTAACACCAAGAGATTATATTGGAGCTAAAGGCGGCAGAGTAAAATACGGTCAAGGAAGTGGTGAAGGTGTAAAACAAATGTATATTTCTGATGAAGCAGGAGCCCTTCCTAAATCAGAAGGTGGAGTCCTTCCAGAAGATGTGGGTAAATTATCAGTAGATGATTTTGATGATATTGAAGACTACAGAAGATATATAAAATATTTAAAGAAAACTAAGAAAGCTTCAGGCGGAAGAATTGGTTTATTTAAAGGCACTGATCCAGAAGACGATAGAGATATTATGGAAATTATGAGAGATGAATATGGTACATGGGATCAACATGATGCTGACTATTACTCTAAATTAAAAAAGAAAAAACCAAAAAAGAAATATAAAAGAGCTAAAGCATTCGGTGGAGGCATGGGAGTAACTATGCCAAGCGTTCCAACTGGAATGCCAAGAGTAAATACAGGTGGAATTAGAGAATTAGATTATAGACAAAGTGGAGGCTTTGTTCCTGTGGGAGTTAAAGAAAAAGCAGATGACGTTCCAGCAATGTTATCTAAAAATGAATTCGTAATGACCGCTGATGCAGTAAAAGCTGCAGGTGGAGGAAGTGTTGAAAAAGGAGCACAAAGAATGTATGAT